ACTTTCCTTTTTACCCCCAAATCAAACTGAGCGCGTTCCTTCGCCGTTTAAGCAACCCGACTAAGATCTATTCAATGCCTAAAGAAACCGATCAAAGCCTGACAACACCTAGTAGTACGAGCGAACTGCTATTAGGACAAACAAAACCAAGACTTCACACACCCTTTACAGATGATCTACCAACAAAGGGGCAAGAGCTGGTCGACTTTGCTAATAGTTTAGATATGCCGTTAATGCCCTGGCAAGAATTAGTAGCAACTGAAGCACATCGGATTAAGCCTGACGGTCGGTGGGCTAATAGCCAGGTAGTTGCTTTGGTATCTAGGCAAAATGGCAAGTCGCACCTAATGAGATTACGCATAGCTCTTGGTTTGACCGAGTGGAGCGAGAAGTTACAGATCCTCTCAGCTCATAAGTTGGCAGTATCGCTAGAACACTTTAACCAGGTAGTAGAACTCTTTGAGAATTACGATCACTTAGCCAAGCAGGTAAAGAAGCTACGCCGGGCTAATGGCCAAGAGGAAATCCAAATGCTATCGGGTGCAAGGTTTAAGGTCGTAGCTAATAACTCAGCTGGTCGAGGTTACGCTGGCGCTGAAACTATTTATCTGGACGAATTACGAGAGCATAAAGACTATGCCGCTTGGTCTGCAATTACTAAGACTCAACTAGCTGCTACTAACCCAATGCTTATGGGATTTAGTAACGCTGGCGACTCAACTTCGATCGTGCTTAACCAATTACGCGAACGTGGTATGGCAACTATGGCAGGTGCTAAAGACTCGTTGCTTTGGCTAGAGTGGTCTGCTCCTATGGGTTGCAGTCTTGACGATATGACAGCTTGGCAATCTGCTAATCCTGCCTTAGGACGCACAATTCACATAGATAACCTAATGGCTACAAAGAACGAACCCGAAGCGGTCGTGCGTACTGAGTGCCTATGCCAGTTTGTGGAAACTTTGCAGTCACCTTGGTCGCCTGCTGCTTGGTCTAGTTGCGCTGACCTAGATCTAAATCTAGAGCCAGGCACACAGACATACTTCGCCTTTGACGTAACGCCTAGACGTAATCACGCAGCTTTAGTTGCAGCTCAGGTCTTGCCTAATAGCAAGATAGCAGTCGGGTTAGTGCAAGAGTGGAAATCAGAAACGGCTATCGACGATCTTGAAATGGCTAATGGTGTAGCTGAGTGGTGTCGTATGTATGACGTGACCGAAATCCAGTTTAGTAAGAACACAGGTAGCGCAGTTGCTAGTCGGCTTAATGCTGCTGGCATATTGGCTAAGGCTATTGACGGTAGAGACTTTGCTTTGGCTTGCGATCAGTTACTTAATGCTATGGAAGCAGGCAGAATTACCCACGGTGATCAGCAGATACTTAATCGTCATATTGCTGCTAGTGCCAGGATTAACTTCGCTGACGGTGGCTGGATAATTGGCAGGCGTGCAAGTAATGAAAACGTTACAGCTGCCGTTGCTACTGCTATGGTCGTGTCCGTTGCGACACGCCAGTATTCTGACATAGATATTGTTGTGGTGTAACCGCTTGCAGTATGTTACAATCTCTTACAATGGGATTTTTTGACGCCTTAAAGGCAACTCAAACTATGTCACATATCGACAGCCAATCTACTGCCGATCTAGTGGCAGCTCTTGCGCCTGCAAATCTAATACAGCAGGCAGTATTTAATTACGGATTAGCTCCGACTATTAGTCGTGACCTTGCAGTACAAGTACCAGCAGTTGCAAGAGCCAAGAACATAATTGCTGGAACTATTAGCTCTATTCCATTGGAAGTACGATCACGCATTGACGGATCCGTACTAATGCCACCTAAAGTTATTAACCAGCCTGATCCTAGAGTACCTGGACAAACAATTTACCGACTATTAGTTGAGGATTTAATTTTTTACGGTGTTGCTTATGGTCAAGTGCTTGAAGTGTACGAGGAATATCCAAACCGTATTAAGTCTTGGACTCGCATTGACCCAATCAGAGTAGTGCCTGAGTTAAACGCTCAAGGTACAGAGATCGTTGCATACGATTTAGATTTAGTCGGCAAGTTACCTACCCAAGGTGTCGGATCGCTAGTCGTCTTTAGTGGTGACGAGGGTATCTTGACCCGAGGTGGTCGCACAATTAAGACAGCCCTAGAATTAGAGAAGGCTGCATACAACTTTGCACTAGAGCCAACACCTACTATTGCGCTTAAATCAACTGGGGCTAATTTACCAGCTGAGCGTATTAGCAAATTGCTAGAAGCCTGGAAACAATCACGTCAAACACGCGGAACAGCCTTTCTTAATGCAGATATTGAAATGACGTCTGTTGGCTTTGATCCTAAGTCTTTGCAACTTACCGAAGCACGGCAGTATCTTGCAACTGAGATCGCTAGGCTTATGAACATACCTGCCTGGTACGTTTCAGCTGACACTAACTCAATGACTTACTCAAACGTAACGTCAGAGCGTAGGGCTTTAGTTGATTTTAGCCTTCGCCCAATACTTACACAGATTGAACAGCGTTTAGATCAACCTGACTTTACGCCACAGACGCAGACAGTTAGATATGCGCTTGATGACTTCTTGCGTGGTAACCCACTAGAGCGCGCCCAAGTCTATGAGGTACTTAACCGCATAGGTGTCTTATCAGTAGATGAAATACGCAGAGCAGAGGACTTAGTATTATGAAATTAACAATGCCAGTAGCAGTTACAGCTGCCGATAGCGATTCCCGGACAATATCAGGCACGATTGTTACTTGGAACGAGGAAGGCAACACGTCAGCAGGACGCACAAAGTTTGCTGCTAACTCGATAGCTTTAAAAAACGTTAAACTATTTTTAGAACACGATCGCTCACGCCCAATCGGTAAAGTAATGGAATACAACGAAACCGAAACAGGTATTGACGCAGTATTTAAGATTGGAAAGACTAGCGCCGGATCTGACGCGTTAGTAGAAGCAGCCGAAGGATTACGCGACGGTTTTAGTGTCGGTATTGACGTAGATAAGTGGTCTGCTAAAGACGGTGTAATGGTAATTACTGCCAGCACGTTAGTTGAAGTTTCGCTAGTTGAAAGCCCTGCAATCGACAGCGCAAGAGTTTCTGAGGTTGCTGCCTCAGATGATCCAAACACAGAAAAGGAAGGGTCAGAAATGATCGATACTCCAGAAGTTGCCGCTGATACTGAGGTATCGGTAGAGGCAGCAGAAGTTAAGGCAGCAGCGCCCGTTGCTCAGCCATTAACTTACGCACGACCACGTTCTCCAATCGTGGACAAAGCTACATACTTGGAACACTCAGTACGCGCAAAATTGGGTAACGAGGATTCTCGCCAATTCGTAGCGTTTGCTGATGACACTACAAGCAATAACGCTGGTTTGATTCCAACACGTCAGCTAACAGAGATTATCAACCCTCTATCAAACGCTGATCGTCCAATGATCGACGCGATCTCTCGTGGCGCATTACCTGACGCAGGTATGAGCTTTGAGATTCCAAAGATCACAGCAGTACCAACTGTTGCAGACATAAACGAAGCCGATCCAATTACCGAAACAGGTATGACAAACTCTTTCATAACTGTAAACGTCAACAAGTATGCAGGTGGACAGACTTTCTCAGTAGAATTACTAGATCGCTCAAACCCAGTATTCTTTACTGAATTGGTAAAGCAAATGGAGTTTGCATACGCTAAGGCCACAGACGCTTTCGTAGCAAACAAGATCCAAATTGACGGAACACTCAACGCAAGTGCGCAAGACAATGACAAAGAAGGTATTGTAGCTTATGTAGCAAGTGCCTCAGCTGCCGTTTATGCAGCTTCTCTTGGCTTTGCTCGTAACTTGGTAGTCACACCTGACCAATGGGCAAACATTATGGGATACAACGACGCAGGTCGTCCAATCTACACAGCTTCACAGCCACAAAACGCTGCTGGTGCTGTAAGCCCAACAAGCCTACGCGGAAACGTATTAGGGTTGGATCTGTATGTAGATCGTAACTTTACAGGCTCAGGCGGTGTTGGTACTGCTGACTATTCAATGGTCGTAGTAAACCCAGACGCTTACACCTGGTACGAATCTCCACGTATTCGCCTACAAACCAACGTTGCCCTAAATGGTCAGATCGAGGTTTCATACTACGGATATGGCGCACTAGCAACCAAGATCGCTGCTGGCGCAAACTGGTTCAACCTAACCTGATAAGTAACACAAACTAGATCGAGGGGTGGGCGTGTTCTCCCGAGCGCTCACCTCTCATTAAAGGAGTAGATATGCCGTCAATAATCACAGCCACACAGCTGCGATCTGTTCTTGGCGTATCCTCATCACTTTACAACGACGCATATTTAGATCAAATAATTGATACAGCCGAGGCAGTTATTCTGCCTATGCTAGAAAAATATGCTTCCCCAATCGGGAGTACTAAACTTTTAGATAACAAAGCAATCTTTACTACTGTTGGCGAAAACCTATTTAGTGCTGGTCAATCGGTAGTTATTACAGGTTGTGGCTCACCTTACAATGGCACTCGCACGATCTTAGATGATGATAATTTAGGCGAGTATTCGTTTGCTGCTGCGATCACAAACGCCGATATTAACGAAGCAAACGTAATCCCAAGTGGTCTAGCCACCCTATCGGGAGCTTCTACTTATGTAGGCAACGACGCAATAGAGTCCGCAGTTTATGTCGTAAGCACCGAGGTATTCCAATCACGCACCGCAGCTGGTGGTCAGATCGAGGGCGTGGACTTTGCACCAACACCGTTTCGTATGGGTAGAAGTCTTGTCAATCGTGTCCAGGCTCTACTAGCGCCGTTCATTGATGTCGAGACATTATGCCAATAAGCACTACTCGCACAGCCCTAGAGACTGCCCTAAGCGGTATTCCAGCCAATGTTTACAATTCTGTACCTGAGTCGGTAATACCACCTGCAATAGTTATTGTGCCTGACAGCCCATACATTGAGTTCGAGACAATAAGCAAAGCTACAATCAGGTGCAAATTAAACTTTACTATTACCGTTGCAGTTAGTTATTACAGCAACGAAGCAGCGCTAGATAACCTAGAGACGTTGCTACTTTTAGTCTTAGCAGCTCTGCCTGCTAATTATGTAGTTGGGGCAGTAGATCGCCCGTCAATTACGCAAGTCGGTGCGAGTGACTTACTCGTAGCTGATTTTAATGTATCAACCTACTACACAAACTAGGAAGCAATATGGCAACAACAGTAATAACAGGCAGAGACATCACTCTATCTTTTACAGGTGGTACTGATATTGAAGCACAAGCAACAAGCGCAGTATTGACCAAAGTTAATGAGCGTCAATCATACGAAACACTAGACGGAACAGCTTACAAAACTACTAACACTACTGGTACTTTCGTACTTGAGATGTTGGCAGACTGGGGCAAAACTAGCTCAGTATGTGAAGCTCTTTACTCAGTAGCAGAATCCGCACCTGACACACCAATATCAGTAACTATGACAACAGCCACAGGCGCTTCGTTTGTCTTTGGCATATTCCCAGAGTTTGCTTCTGCTGGCGGTTCAGGCGTAGACGCACAGACAGTTACTTACAACTTCACAGTAGACCGTGGAATTGTTACAGAGACCTTTAGCTAAATAAATACAATCGGGAGAACACAATGAAACTAAATATCAAGATAACTACAAACGCAGGTGACCAGGCTACTTACACAGCCCAACCGCCTGAGTGGCGCAAGTGGGAATTAGAAACTGGTCAAAAGATCAGCAAAGATCCTTCACTAGGTATTAGCGATCTTATGTTTTTGGCTTATCACGCTATGAAGCGCGAAAATCCAAACAAGGCACAGATCAGCCTGGATAACTGGTGTAACTTGGTTGCAGATATTGAGATAGAGGAAACAGCGATAAACCCCACCCAAGCGGTAGCCTCAGCCGACTAATAGTCGAACTAGCTATCGCAACACAGATCCCTATGCAGTATTGGGATACAGCTGAGGATATTGCAACGGCACTAGAGATACTTAAGGAGCGTAATGGCAGACGTTAAAGTCGAGTATGACAAAGCCGACCTACGCCAAATCCTTAAATCCTTCAAGGCTATGGACGAGGAAGCAGTAGAGCAATCTAAGAAGTTATCTGCTGAGTTGGCTGAGTATGCTGCTGATCAAATTAAGTCTGCTGCTAGACGTAATAACAAATACCCTAAAGGATCTATCAAAGTTGCTGAGGGTGTTCGTATTGCTAAGTCCAGCAAGATCGGTGAGTTTAAGTATGGTTTTGCTAGTCAAAAGTTAAGTGGTGGTGGTAATACTACCGACATACTTTATGGTTTAGAGTTTGGATCTAGGCGTTACAAACAATTCCCTGGCAGATCGCCAAACAGAGGTCGTGGTAATGCTGGCTACTTTATCTACTCAACGTTAAGAAAAGAACAGCCTGAACTTATTAACAAGTGGGAAAAGGGCTTCAAACAGATTACGGATAAATACTAATGGCTGGCAATCGTACTCTTAAACTATCTATCCTTGCTGATACAGCAGATTTAGTTAAAGGCTTAAAGACAGCCGAAAATGAAACCCAATCTAGTAGCGGTCGTATTGGTAATGCCTTTGCAGCGGTTGGTAAAGCAGCTGCCGTAGCTGGTGCTGCCGTTGCAGCCTATGGCGTTAAATTAGCAGTAGACGGCGTTAAGGCTGCTATTGAGGACGAACAAGCCCAGGTTAAACTAGCCGGATCTTTACAGCGTGTTACTAAAGCTACTGATGATCAGATCGCAGCAGTTGAAAAGCAAATAACCGTTACTGCACTTGCGACAGGCGTTGCAGATGATGAACTACGCCCTGCGTTAGATCGCTTAACTAGATCTACTAAGAACATTGAGCAATCTCAAAAACTATTAAACTTAGCCCTAGACATTAGCCGAGGTAGCGGCAAGAGTTTGGAATCTGTTACTAATGCTTTATCTAAATCCTTTGAGGGTCAGAATACAGCTTTAGGTAAATTAGGTGT